TTACACGATAATTATGTTTTCCCGATGCTTAGGTTATATAGGAATAAAATCTTTGCCTTGGAAATGGCAAGGATAGGTAGCGAATGCAAGGGGCAGGATAAAAAAGGTGAGAGAGAAGTTAGGGTTGGTGAAGTTAATAATTTTTTCAACAAGACTAACGTGTTAGAAACCTTGCTGAATAATACCTTCAATTACACTAACGACCCAGTTTACTGTAAAATTGAAGAAAAGCTTAGGCGTATTAATCTTTGAGTTACAAATGGTTTCATAATTTAATTTTGAGGCTGCTTTCCATAGATGGTTTTTTACAACTGAATCGCTAAACGTTGTGTCAACGCCTATAAAACTCCCTTAGATTGCCGTTGGTTATGTCTGGCGGCATCCTTTCCCCATGAACAATTTAAATTCTCTGCAGGAAATCGCTCGCGCGATCCGCAATCTCATTCGCACCGGCATTGTGACCGACGTCGATCCCGTCAAAGGGCTCTGTCGTGTCCAGACCGGGGGAATCCAGACGACGTGGCTCAACTGGCTGACGGCGCGCGCCGGTCGTTCGCGGTCGTGGTGGGCTCCCTCGGTGGGCGAGCAGGTGCTTTTGCTTGCGATAGGTGGCGAGCTCGACACCGCATTTGTGCTGCCCGGCATTTTCTCGGACGACAACCCCGCGCCGTCAGCCTCGCCCGATGCCTTTCATATCGCCTTTCCCGACGGGGCGGTTATCGAGTACGACCCCGAAAGCGGGGCGCTTACCGTGTCCGGTATCAACACTGCCGACGTGACCGCGTCAGAATCCATTACAGCGACCGTGCCGGTGGTGATGGTCAAGGCCGAGACCCGCATCACGCTCGATACGCCGGAAGTGGTCTGCACCAACAAGCTGATAACCGGCTCACTCGAAGTGCAGAAAGGCGGAACGATGAAGGGGAATATCACCCACACCGGCGGGAAATTTACTTCTAACGGCGTGCAGGTGGATGACCACGACCACGGCGGCGTGAAGGGCGGCGAAGAATGGACGGAGGGGATTAAATGACGGTTCGCTATCTTGGCATGAATAACCAGACCGGCCTCAGTATCTCTGAAGCTGAGCATATCAGGCAGAGCGTGCGCGACATCCTCGTCACGCCCATTGGCTCGCGGGTGATGCGTCGCGAATACGGCTCGCTGCTTTCCTCGCTGATTGACCTGCCGCAAAACCCGGCGCTGCGACTGCAGATTATGGCCGTGTGCTATTCCGCGATCCAGAAGTGGGAGCCACGCATCAGCCTGTCATCCATCACCTTTGAGCGCGCAGAGAATGACGGCGGGCTGTATGTCGATATTACCGGCACGCGCTCGGCGTCCGGCCAGCCCTTTTCCATCACCATTCCACTGAGTTAAACGCTATGGCAATTGTAGACCTGAGCCAGCTCGCCGCGCCTGATGTCGTGGAAGAACTGGACTATGAAACCATCCTTGACGAGCGCAAGGCGACGCTCGTCTCGCTGTATCCCGAAGACCAGCAGGAGGCGATCGCGCGCACTCTGACGCTTGAGTCTGAACCGCTTGTGAAGCTGTTGCAGGAGAACGCTTACAGGGAGGTTATCTGGCGTCAGCGTGTTAATGAAGCGGCGCGGGCGGTCATGCTGGCCTATTCAGCAGGAACTGACCTTGACCAGTTAGGCGCTAATTCCGGCGTGGAGCGCTTAGTCATCACGCCTGCAGATGAGACCACGCTGCCGCCGACGCCTGCCGAGATGGAGTCAGACACCGATTATCGCCTGCGCATTCAGCAGGCACCGGAGGGGCTGACGACCGCCGGGTCTACCGGTGCGTATCAGTTTCATGGCCGCAGCGCCGACGGACGGGTCGCGGATATTTCCGTCATCAGCCCGGAGCCTGCCTGCGTCACCGTGTCGGTGCTGTCGCGTGAGGGTAACGGCGCGGCATCCGACGAGCTGCTCGCCGTGGTGCGCGTAGCGCTGAATGATGAAGACGTTCGCCCGGTTGCCGACCGCGTGACCGTGCAGTCAGCCGACATTGTCGATTACACCATCGAGGCCGCGCTTTATCTGTACCCTGGCCCTGAAAGTGAGCCGGTAATCAATGCGGCAAAAGACAAACTCAAGGCCTATATCACCGCACAGCACCGGCTCGGGCGCGATATCCGCAAATCCGCTATCTATGCCGCGCTTCACGTCGAGGGCGTGCAGCGCGTCGAGCTGGCCGCGCCGGTGACCGACATTGTTCTCGATGCGACGCAGGCGTCGTACTGCACCGCATACAGCGTAACGGTCGGGGGTAACGATGAATAAAACCAGATTATTGCCGACGGGCTCGTCGCCGCTTGAGGTGGCGGCGGCTCAGGCCTGCGCCGTTATCGAAAGCACCCCGATCCCCCTGCGCCGGTTGTGGAGCCCTGACGACTGCCCGGTCAATCTGCTGCCGTGGCTTGCCTGGGCGTTTTCGGTTGACCGCTGGGATAGTGGCTGGCCGGAGGAAACAAAACGCGAGGTGATCCGCAATGCGAGGTTTATCCATGCGCACAAGGGAACGATTGGCGCAGTGCGCCGCGTTGTTGAGCCGCTCGGCTACCTGATTAACGTGTCCGAGTGGTGGGAGACCAGCGACCCGCCCGGTACCTTTCGCCTTGATATTGGCGTGCTGGAAACCGGCATCACCGAAGAAATGTATTACGAAATGGAGCGGCTCATTGATGACGCCAAACCGGCAAGCCGCCACCTAATCGGCCTTAACATTATTCAGGATGTGCCGGGCTCGCTGTACGTCGGTGCCCTGACCTATGACGGCGACATTATCACCATCTATCCGGGCTAAGTGAGAGCAATATGACAGTGAAATATAAAACGGTAATCACCAAAGCCGGTGCGGCGAAACTGGCGGCGGCGACCCTCCCTAACGGGAAGAAAGTGAACTTTGCGGCGATGGCCGTCGGCGACGGTGGCGGGAAACTGCCCGAGCCTAATGCCGGGCAAACAAAGCTTGTTAATGAGGTCTGGCGTTATGCGCTGAATAAAATCAGCCTGGACAAAAAGAATAAAAATTACGTCATCGCCGAGCTGGTCATTCCGCCGGAAAAGGGCGGTTTCTGGATGCGTGAAACAGGGCTTTATGACGACACCGGCACGCTGATTGCCGTCGGCAATATGGCAGAAAGCTATAAGCCGGAGCTGGTCGAGGGCTCAGGGCGCGCGCAGACGGTGCGCATGGTCATCATGGTGAGCGATATCGAGTCGGTCGAGCTGGCCATCGATACGACAATGGTGATGGCCACGCAGGATTATATCGACGATAAACTCGCGGAGCATGAGCAGTCGCGTCGGCATCCTGACGCCTCTCTGAAGGAAAAAGGTTTCATACAACTGAGCAGCGCCACCGACAGCGAGTCTGAGGCGCTCGCAGCGACGCCGAAAGCGGTTAAGGCGGCATCATCGTTGCGTGTATTGCGGGTATGGAATCCGTACTTGATGAATTTCAGTTTCACCGTCCGCTGGTTGCCTGTACCTTAATTGGCGCCGTCCTCGGCGATATGAAAACCGGTATCATCATCGGTGGTACCCTTGAAATGATCGCGCTGGGCTGGATGAACATCGGTGCTGCCGTTGCGCCGGATGCGGCTCTCGCCTCCATCATCTCTACCGTTCTGGTTATCGCCGGGCATCAAAGCATCGGTGCGGGTATCGCACTGGCGATACCGCTGGCGGCAGCAGGTCAGGTACTGACCATTATCGTTCGTACCATCACCGTGGCCTTCCAGCACGCGGCAGATAAAGCAGCCGAAAGCGGAAACCTGACGGCCCTCTCCTGGATCCACGTCTCGTCCCTGTTCCTGCAGGCGATGCGTATCGCTATCCCGGCCGTTATCGTTGCGATCTCCGTCGGCACCAGTGAAGTACAGGGCCTGCTGAACGCCATCCCTGAAGTGGTAACCAGCGGTCTGAACATTGCCGGCGGCATGATCGTGGTCGTAGGTTACGCGATGGTCATCAACATGATGCGTGCAGGCTACCTGATGCCGTTCTTCTACCTCGGCTTCGTGACTGCAGCGTTTACGAACTTCAACCTGGTTGCTCTGGGTGTGATTGGTGCAGTGATGGCCATCCTCTACATTCAGCTGAGCCCGAAATACAACCGCGTAGCGGGTGCACCGGCGCAGGCTGCTGGTAATAACGATCTCGATAACGAACTGGACTAACAGGTGAGCGACATGGTTGATATGACTAAAACTACCCCTGAGAAGAAACTGACTCCGGGTGATATTCGTGGCGTGTTCATCCGTTCAAACCTGTTCCAGGGTTCGTGGAACTTCGAACGTATGCAGGCGCTGGGCTTCTGCTTCTCGATGGTGCCGGCGATCAAACGTCTGTACCCAGAAAATAACGAGGCACGTCGTCAGGCGATTAAGCGTCACCTGGAATTCTTCAACACCCATCCTTATGTTGCTGCTCCTGTACTGGGCGTAACTCTGGCAATGGAAGAGCAGCGTGCGAACGGCGCAGAGATCGACGATGGCGCCATCAACGGCATCAAAGTAGGTCTGATGGGGCCGCTGGCGGGCGTTGGTGACCCAATCTTCTGGGGTACCGTTCGTCCCGTGTTTGCAGCGCTGGGCGCCGGTATCGCCATGAGCGGCAGCCTGCTTGGCCCTCTGCTGTTCTTCATTCTGTTTAACGTGGTTCGCCTGGCGACCCGTTACTACGGCGTGGCGTATGGCTACCGCGTCGCACTGCTGGGCCAGCTCAGGCAGCGACCCGG